CCACAGTGTTGCCTGACAAGTCATTGGTCTGGCATGAAGGATAGAACACAGCAGCATAAGCTGATCCAATGATCAATCCATCTTCTGTTGGCAGTCCAAGTCCGCCATTGTTGGTAGCATAGGTTGCAAGGTCTGTGCCATTGGCTGCAAGACGCATGGGAGTGTCGCCCACAACAAACAATGTGTTTGATCGTTCATTGCTGAGCGCCACTAGATTGGTGGCCAGTTCAGGATAACCAGGTGCTGCTATCAAGTTGAATTGATTTTGTTCTTCTCTGGCAGGTAGGCTGGTGTCAATGCCAGCTCGCATGGCTCTGATTACCAGTGCTCGTTGTGCTTGACGTCCTGCATACATGCTACCGTTGGCTTTGTTACCGCTGGTGGTGACCCAGGTGTAACTGTACAATGGCAAGTTGGCATTGTTTGTGGGAGCAGCAGGATTGTAAGCACCAGCATCAGGATAATTGGCTGTGGTAAAGTAGTTGGTAGTAAACTCTTTGACATTGTAACCACTTCTACGTGTGTTAAACAACAGCATGCCTTGGGGATACAGTGCAGGATCAGGTGCATCCAGGTCCAAGTGATTGCTGGTCAACAAACTTTCTATGGTAGGAATGTCGTCAGTCACAGGATTGGTAGCGCCCGTGGTGCTCCAACGTGCATCTGCAAACAGAATACCATTTTGTGTGACTTGATCTGTGGTATCTACTGCTACCCATTGCTCCAGTCCGTCCACTTGTTCCCAACGATACAGTGCAGGATAAGCTTCTAGATCACTGGTGTCAATCCAAAGGTCACCCAGTTCCAATGGTGATTCGGCTGTGTCATTTTGTGTCAGCGGAGCCGATGCAGCCACTATGGGACCGCTGGCATTGGTCAAGCTGAGATCAAAGCCGCGCACGTCATTTGTGACGTTTTGATAGCCAAGCCAGGCACCATTTTCTTGGATCATGATATCTGCTTCGTCCACAGTGCTGTAGTACCACAATCTGCCGTTGGCAGGATTTTGATCTGGCGCATTGTCGCTGGCAGTGTAGGTAAACTGTGGGCTTGTTACCCAATTGGACAACACAAGAAAGCCTCCGCCCAGTGGTTCAGTTCTGACATATGTGGTGTTGACAGAAAAACCAGCTGTGGTCAGCGGGGTGCCTACATCAGGGCCTACAAAAATAGTGCCACCTTGTGAATGTGTAAACACAATTTTGCCTGCGCTGTTGACACTGGCACTGACAAATGGTATGTTGGCCAAGCTCACTGCTGAGATAAAATTGGCCACGGTGCCTGTGCCTGCAATGGTCACTGTAGCAGTGTTTACTGTGGCTGTGCCAGCTTCAGTGGCCTGTAGGAAAAATGTATCGCCTGGAGTAAATGCAAGGCCAGTAGGAGTGGTTGTGCCTGTTACAATTGTGGCTCCCAGGGCAGCTCTTTCCAACAGAAGAAAAGCACTGTTGGCATTTGGTGCAGTAGTTGATGCCAAGCTGTTGTACTGTGCGTAGGTTGTGCCCACAGGTATGTTCTTGCCGCCACCAGTGGGGTCAAGATTGAATATGGCCTGTGCATCATCAGCAAACAATGGAGTAGTTTGAGTTATAAACACATCCAACGCTGCTGAATATTTTTTAACTTGGAGACTCATGCCTGCATTGACTGAGCTGAGATTTTGCCACACGCTGCCGGTGGGATGTGGTGCTGTACTTACGCCAGTGCCTGTGTCTGTGGTTCTCCATCGTGGAGCTTGATAACTGTAGCCTGGGAAATACGCAGGTGAACGATATTCCAACGCTGTGATACCCAGTGCAGTCAACAGTGCAGTGCCGTCATTGGGACCAGGTATGATTGAAACAAGACCACCCGATGCAGTGGATCCGTCATTGGTGGCCAGACTGTTGGCATAGATAGCCAGGCTGCCGCCCACATTGGCAGCACTGACACCAGTGATGGCTGCTGCATTGATAGTGTTGGCAAATCCTGTCACAGTGTTGGTAGCACCCACAGCAATCAAGTTGCCATTGATGTAGATATTGGCACCAATGGTTAGAGTTGATGGGGTGGTTGATCCAACCACTGCTGGCCAAGATATTTTCCAAGCGTCTGTGCCCACTTGTACCCAGTCATTGTCTTCGTTTTTGTAGTACATGGGGTTGTTCAATGCCACTGTGCTTACTGCATAGTCTCCAACGCTGCCAAATGATGGGATGGGGGTATAATCACCACCAGCAAAGTTCACCACGTTCACAGTATCTGTGATAACCAGTGGAGTTTTTGTGGTAAATGTGGCTGAAGTTTGATTCCATTCTTGCACTCCCCACACCGTGGTAGAAGTATCCAACCAATAAGTTCCGTTGTCGGGATTGCCAGTGGGGCGACTGAGAGTTGCTGTCAATTCAGTTAAGTCAATGTCAACACGTTGAATATAAGCACGATTTGACACGCCCAGTGCAGAGTACGCTGCCAACAAACCGTATTCGTTGAGCTCGTAACCGTTGATGGGAGTACCAGTGGTAGTGCTGTAGAAAAATGGCACGCCAAATGTGGCTGCAAGATCACGTTGACTGGTTATAAGATATGTTTTGTTGGCGTTGGCAGCAGTGGTGCCTGCTGCAATGCCTATACCTGCAGCATCAGCTTTGTTTTGTGCTGTGGCCACAAGAAAATAGGGTACTGTGTTTACCGCGGAAGGGATATATTGACTCTCGTCAATTACTACTACTTCTACGCCAGGTGATGTTAGTGCCATGATTACTTCCTTTTCAAGTTATTGATATTTATAGGCATACCCAAAAAAACCCAGTTTACACTGCCCTTTGCCCAAGGTCCAGGCGCTAAATATTGTATGAGACCCATTTGTCAAGCCTGTAACCAACGGCCATGTGCTGTGAATTATATCAAAGAAGATACAACACATTACCGTAGTCGTTGTGAAACTTGCCAACGCCGTGGGCGGGGCATCAAACCCAGAGAGCCACGTTGGAAGTCAGCAGGTTACAAGAAAAAACCCGCGTGTGATAGATGCGGGTTTCGAGCAAGATTTACCAGTCAATTGTTGGTGTATCACATTGATGGAGATCTCAACAATGTTGCATTGAGAAATCTCAAAACAATCTGTAAAAATTGTGTAGAAGAAGTGTCACGCACTGAAGTCACTTGGCGGGCGGGTGATCTTGAACCAGACGCTTGACCTGCTGATATAGGTCGTCTAGGGTACCGTTGTTGTCTAACACAACATCAAACTGGGTACCTACCCAACTTGTTTCTGAGGCATGTACCCCCAACTGTGCCAGTCGACGACCGCTAAGTGCCCAGGTTGAATTGCCGTCAGGGCCACGATTGAGACTTACTGCTGCATCGTACCACTCAGGTTCGGCACCACGCACCACACGCACTACAATGCCGCCTGACTGTTTGATAGCCTTGATCTCATTGGGAAATCTGCAATCGCTTATGACCACATCGTCACGGCTGTTGCGCAGTTTGTTTTCTAGGCTGGCAATCCAGATGTCATCGTGGAAGCCTTTACGGCATACTTCTGTGCCCCATTGTTGTAGAATAAAACGTGGAGTCAAGTGTGGTATGCCCAAGCGTTCTGCCCACCAGGGATCAACTTGTTCACGCCACTCACGGGCCATTTTTGTACGGCCCTCCAGCATGGTTCTGTCCCAGCCAAACACCTGTGCCACAGCGTCTTTGAGTGTGTTGGCAAAACTTTCACGTCGGAAGTGATGTAGATTCACAAGATAGTCTGCAATGGTGTCTTTGCCCGAGCCAATAAATCCACAAATTCCAATGATCATGCCAGTTCCTTGATGTTTAAATGAGCCAAGGTTGCTTGTAACATGTCAATTTGTCTGCGGCAGTCTTCCAACGCATGATGGCTGGTAGGCGGCTTGGGCAACCCTGGATACAGCTTATATACCGTTCGTGCATCACAGATCTTATAATATTGCCAAGGCAGGGGCTTGTGATAACTCTTGTAGGCATGCTCAAGGATGTTGGCATCGTAAGTGGGACCGTTCATCCAGATGCGATTGCATTTCCAACATATCTTATGCAGTTCATCCAAGGCCTGATCTAGTGGGATACGACCCTGTTCATTGAAGGCTTCATCCCGTGCGGCTGCAGGCTGTGTGGCCCACCAGTCTATGGTGCCTTGTTCAATGGTGCGGTTTTCTTGGCTTTCAAGATCAACTCGAGCATAGTATTTGTGCTCATAGTAGCCAGAGCCAAGCGGGTCAAATGCCTGGGCCGCAATGGTTAAAATTGTGGTCTCAGGGCCTGTTGCCAAACCTTCAATGTCGATCATCAAGTCCATGCTGTATTATAGCAGGAATTTTGATAAAAGTGTGTGCAGTTTAGCCAATAACCCAGGTGATTGGTTGTGACCCATCCACATAGTTTACCAATTGAACAACCAGCGCATCCATCTGTGCCTGCGCTTCGGTTTTCATTGCAGTGCCATTCAACGCACTGCCGCCCTGCGGTCCAGCAATGGTGCCAAATTTTTCACGTGCTTCGCCAATAATCATTTTGCAGTTGGCTACCATGTAGTCTCGTAACCATTGTTTTATTTGATGATCACTCAACAGGTTGAATTCAGGTTTCAAGTTGTAGGTCCACAGCAACACAGTTTCGCCGGAGCCTTTGGGATCACGAATCAGTTGCAATTTTTTGGTTACAGGATTCCAGGTATAGTTCATGTAGGCGCCAAACATGCGTCCGGCCAGCTCAATGTATTGACTGTAGAAATCATATGTGGCCAGGCCACCTGCCACGTTGAAGTTCATCAAGTACACATTGATACTTGCTTGTGCAAACGGGTCAAAGTTTGACGCAAACGGTCCCGAACTGTCGCCAAATGTTCTGCGAAATATTTGACGCACACTCACAACTTCTTGAGGCAGTTCGTAGATGTTGACATCTTGTACCAACTGCATGAAACTGTAACTTTCCTCGTAGGCGTTGTTGGCCCGTTGGCGATAGGTGCCAATGGTTTTTTGATAGGCCGCTTCATAGTGTGAGGGGTCTAGTTCTAGGTCAATGATATCACCGCCTAACTGAAGCTTGACATATTCTATCAAGTTTTGTTTCAGTGTAGGCAGTGATTGCTGTTGCTGTTCTGGCATCTGGAACTCCGGTTCCTGTATTTATTGAAGTTTTGCTATCATCTCAGGCAACCACTGGGCAAAATCCGCAGGCCATTGGCGTTGCAGGTGTGCCAGCACATGTTGATTGTGAGTGGCTGCTGTTTGACATCTTGTAGCCAATTTGGGTTGATCCAAGTTTTTTATGTTGTGATAATTCTGTATGTTGAGTTTGACAAATTCAGAAATTTTTCCATGCCCGTACATGGTGTTGCTTTGTGTCAAACTGTCATAACTGTGATCTACAACATCATCTAGCACATCAAACCCCAGTGTTTTTAAATACCCCACCGCATGTTTTGCTGAAAACACTGCCCAAGGTGCTGGAGTTACCAGTGCTCTGAATATCTTTTCACTAAATGCCACCGTGGCATCTCCGGCATAGGTTTCAATTACCAAATTGAGATACGCACCAACCTGTGTTTGCTCGACTGTTAGTGCATGGTTTCTAATGGGTATGTGCGGCCGAGTTTGATCAAACCACTTGGAATATTCGGTGTTGTGCAATTGATTTAACTGTGTCCAACAATGTGCAAAACTGTGTTGAGCATGTTCAGCAGTGTGCTCATTGCCCTGTGCTCGTGCATTGAAATTCACATGATCCAAACAGTTTTGCACATTGT